TTAAAGCTGGGGGAACAATCAACTTACGGGGTTTAGCGGCAATCAAAAGACCGCGCTCGTCCGTCCAAGCAGCGATTTGAATAACGGCGGCTTCCAAAGAAGTCTCGTTCAAATCAACGCCAGTAGACGCAGTGTTAGAGTTTGTACCACCGTTCACCAAAGGATGAGCAGTAGAGAACAAAGCAACACCATCACCACCGGGGTAAGCAGAGCTGAAACCGTTGTTAATAACGGAAGCAGCCTTAACTTGCTTGGTGTAAGCCATAGCACGGGCCAAAGCTTTTGTATAACGTGCAGACAAAGAGTCATACAAGTTATCTTCTACAGCTTCTTCAGTGATGGAGAAGCCTAAAGCGATGGTCTCGTGGTTATAGCGAGCCGTGAAAGCTTCTTGCGCATTGTCATAAGCAATTGCAGAACCCTCATTTTTAACTGGAGCAGCGGAGAAACCAGCAAGCTTGGTCTCTTCTTCAAAAGAACGCTCAGACTTCTCAGTCTCATACAATTCTTTGTGCTCTTCGCCGTAACGTGCATACTCCAAACCGAACAATGCGTTCAAGCCTGGGAGCAGCTCTTTCAATAGTTGTGCGCGGGAAATAGCCATGATTTAAGCTCCTTATGCTACGTAATAGCGATGTACGCCGAAGTTGAATTTAACCAACACTTCGGGGGTTACGACCAATACAACAGTACCAGTAACTGCGGTTGTTACCGAAGTAATGGTAAGAGTTGTACTACCTGTGGTTGATACAGTAGATGCTGAACTCAAGGTTGAACCTGTGAACTGCAACTGACCGTTTACCAAGTTGAACACATCTGTGCCGATTGGTAAGAAAGTACCTACTGCCAAACCTGAGACAACAACAGAAGTTGCTGAAGCAGCGCCACCAGACACATATGTGCTTGAATAGCTAACTTGCGTATCAGGAACCAAGTTCAATACACGGAAGCCACCACCAGAAGTTGTAGCAGATGCGCCAACAACGGACAGTTGACTGTTACCACTCGTAGCAGAACCTGTTTGTGTACCGCCAGCCATGTTGACACCAACGAGGATTGAAGATGCTGAACCGATAGTTGTACCACCAGCAGTTGTAGTAACTGCCATGCGCATAACTTGGTCAGGATCGTCACCGATGATTGCAGTAATGTCGCCAGCAGTTACGCTACCGGGATAATACTGTGAGTATTGACGTTGCTTAGTTGTAGGATTTGTGTAATAACAACCCAAGAAAACACCAACCGTTGTATTGGTAGTGCTAACTGCATAAGTTGCTAAAACAACATAACCAGCAGACAAAGTAACGAGATCACCGTAATACAGAGCGGTGCCGTAGTTGTACTGAATTGGCAAATTTCTTGTCGATCCAGCAAAAACTTGGCCACCGATCAGGTTTACGGGCTTTGCGCCGTAAGGGGCTGAGACAGTTGGATAAGCCATTTAAGACTCCTATAAAAAGTTATTTAGAACCAGAACCAAATCCAGCTCCGCGACTGACTGTCGACTTGCGGTCGGAGAACAGCGGCATCCTTGGATCATTGTTTCGCATAAAGTGATTGTCAACTGAGTCCATCTGATCTTGCGCTTGTTTGTTGAAGTAATCATCACGGGCTTTGGCTTGTTCAGCGGGTTGTTTGCATAACATCAACCCACCAATCTCCACATTACCTGTCTTTTCATTCGCCTCAAGCATAAGCTCTGGATGGTCTACTGCCTTCACTGGCACCCAGCCATCGCGCATCTTACGAGACACATTGGTTGGATCGGCTTGTCCCATGATATGCGTTGCTATCCAGCGATAGACATATCCGGGTTCCGGTGTTGGATCGGGCAGTGTGCTCGATGGTGTATACACGTAACGAGCGGTTTTTTCGCGTGAAGCGATATCACGATTTTGTCTGTTATCAGCCATTTTGAGCCTCCAATTTAGCTACTTGTGCAGCGTATTGCTGCGGGGTTAATCCAAACTTCTTTGCCAACGCAACTTGCGTGGTAGTTAGTTTGACCTTTCCTGCGGACGTAGAACGACCAGCAGGCGCAACAACAGTTGAGGGCCGTCTATTGACTTCAGCAGATTTTCTGTCTTCAGAACCACCGAATACTTCAGGGAACTTTGACTTTATGCGAGCATCAATTTGCTCGAAATACTCATCGTTGCGTGGGTCTATGCCCCCGTTGACTAGTTTTTGATGCAGTCCTAGTGCGTAACTGGTAATTTCTTCAAACCCCGATGCACCAAACCACTGGTTTTTTGCCTGCCAGCGCAGTGACTTTTCGTCTGGTTGAACCTTTTCAGGTTGGGTATACTGCGTTTGTACCTCATTCCTTTCCTCTTGTAAAGGGGGTACACGGTAATTTTTTACAGTTTCTAGTTGCATTTTAGCATCAGTCAGTGCTTCTTGCGCAACAATGATAGCGTCTGTGTCAAATGCCTCTTGTGCTTCCTTATACTGTTTGCGAGCCAACGTAAGGTTTGCCTCCGCCTTTTCCTTAGCGGAATGGACAAACGCTTCCTGCCCCACGTTAACGCTCTTTTTGAGACTTTTATTCTCGTTTATCAGTTGTTGTGCAAGACGCTCAAGTTCTTGTCGCTCACGTTCCACCGAGTCTGCCCTGCGGCGTTCATCGTGCCTAGCGTGTGTAAGTTCTTTAATGCGGTTCTTTACCTTATCAGAGTAACTTTCAATTTCTTCATCGGTTGGGTCTTCAACTTCTTTGTTTAAAGGCCAACGGCCACGATCTTGTTCAGGTGTGTCGTCAATGATTTCAATATCAACTTCTCGGTCATCAACCTCAATGTCAATCTTTTTATCATCAATTTCATCGGGAAACTTAAATTTATCGTTCATGATTTTTCCTTACGCGCGGGTAATCCCACGAGGGTCTTGCACAACACATTCAACTTGGTCATCATTGATTACTCTGAATTCCTTGCCAAATATTTTTAATCGCGTACCTGTATACGTACGTACCACCACAAAATCCCCCTGTTTGCACCAAGGCCCGCTGGGAAATTTAGCCGTGTCTTTGTATGCGTCTGGGCCTAATGCCATTACAAACAAAGTGGTTGTACCCATCTGTTCTTGTTTGGCGTAGTCCATAGGACGCACTAAATCTAAATCAGTGCCGTCTAACTTGTCAGAAATGTCAGGCACGATGCAGAGTATTTTGTACCCTGTTGGGACGGGCAAAGCCGCCGCTTTATCTTCCGCAGGAATGTCCTCATCAGGCGTATCTATGGGAAGAATTTTTTCAGGCAGGCTTACGCCCGGAGGGAGTATTAAATTACTCATTAGCTTTTTCAACTTTCTCAAGCAGGTCAAGGATGTAACGCTCTGCGATGGCTAGACCTGAAATAACACCACAGAGTTTTTGATATTCATCGAAAGTGCGACATTGACCGCCAGCGATATCATCGCAATAGTTGTTCATGTCGGTGCGTATTTGTTCGCGCAATACGCGTGCGAAGTCTTGGATCATTCTTTAGGTTTCTCCTCGTTTCGTTTAAAGGTTTGAAGATGTTGCATCATGGCTTGCTTTCTTTGCAAGTCCATTTGCTCTTTACTCTTAGCCATATCCATACCAGCTTTTAATCCAACTTGCTGTTCTTGATTTGCTAATTTGTGTTTGTCACTTTCTATTTGAGCGCCAACTTTCATGGCGTTAAGTTGTGTGGTGTCTTGGATTTTTTCTCTTTCCATAGCCAGTTTAGCCATTGCAAGTTTTGCATCCGTATTTGCTTTTTGTCCTTTTATTTGAACTTCTGCTTGGCGGATAGCCAACTCTTGTTGCTGCATTTGAAGTACGGGGTCTTGCGCAGCTTGCTGAGCCTGCATCTGTGCGGCTTGTGCTTGGTCTTGTTGAAGAACTTGATTGGATGCTTGAGCCATCATTGTTGACAACGCCAACTCCAACTGTGGAGGCAGTTTCTCGTCTTCAGGAGGCATGGGCATACCCAACTGTTGTTCCACTTTTTGGCGATACAAATACCCAGCGTGTTCTGCCATGTGTGCCTGCATAGCTGCCATCATTTGTTGCGCCATTGGGTTTTGACCAACGATTTGCATAATCATTGGGTTTTGTATTAAGGACATATGTACGCTGATATGCGCTTGGTGGTCTTGATACATAAACGCTTTTAAAGGCTTACCTTTGAGTACCGCTTGGTTTTCGCTGATTGGGTCGGTTGGCTTTTGGTCATCAGGCAAGGGCACTAGCTTCTCAGCGTTTTTAATACCCAACACGTCCAACATTGACCTGTGTAACTGGGGCAAGTCATAAATTTGAGGAGCCATCTGCGCCATCTGGATCACGGCCTGATACTGCACCACGCGTTGACTCATTGTTGCGGCGTTTGGATCGCTTACAGGAATGACGTCAACCAAGTCGTAGTCTTCCTTCTTGGCTTTCTTTGAACCGTACTCAGGCTCATACGTGTAGGAAGTATCCGTGTAATCCCGTATAAGGTTCTTGAGAAGCTTTAACTCTTGCTTCAAAGCAAAATGCACACGCGCTTGGACTGCGGTCAATACTTTAAGCTGGCGTTCGAGAAGAGCAAGCGTTGTTCCCACAGGTGCTTGGCTAGACATGTCACTGATGTTCATGTCCGCTGTTGCAGCAAAACGACGCCCTTCGTCAACGATCTGGTTCATCAAATTGAACAGTACGTTGCTAGGCTCTTTGTAAGGTAACGGTAAGATTGAATCTCTAATGTTGCCAGAGGCAACGTCTACGTCTCGGAACTCGCCCGGAGCAATTGGTGTGTCATCACCCTTGATGCGTAGTCCTCTGGACTTAAGGCCTCCCGGTAAATTGGATAAAGTTCCCGCGTCCACCAGTTGTCGCATGATGCTTGTGGCGGATTTGGCAAAACCCCCGATGAGATGGAATAAACCAAACCCGTACGCGCCAAAGCCGGGGATGTATTGGTAGTGGACAAAGTGTTGTCGTTTGAGTTTAAGGTCGTCGCCTTCTTCCCAGTTCCGTCTAATAGATAAGATTTCATTTGATCCTTTGATTAAAGTCACCACATACGGCAAGCCAATACCCGTTTCTTCTCCGTCTTCGTCTACATCTTTGTAGCCTTCCAAGTCCAAATCAACGTGGCACTCATACAAAGTGTAGCGATCATCATTCAAGTCACTAAAGCCCGTCTCTTTGTCTTTGGCTTGCTTAATATCGTTCTTTTCTTTAGAAGGTTCTGCCAACTCAATGTCGAGATAAAACCCTGCTTGCTGAAGTTTAAGAATCTCATTCTTTGTCTTGCGCATCACATGCGTCACACGGTAGCAAGTATCCATATCTGTAGCGCCATAGGGGAGAAGCATGTCTTCCGCAGGCACAAACACGCTGACTTGACGGCCAAGGCCGGGGTCGTAATAGACTTTTTTGAACGCAGAACCCGTGGCTGGGAGACTCCACAACATGCGCTCGTGCTCTGGACGGAACTCTTTCATGGTCTCCGTCAACTCATAGTTCATGTCGTTCTCGACATTCGTAGCTTTTTCTTTTAACTCTGGCGTCTCTTTACCCAGTAGTTTGGTACGTACTGGCCCCTGTGCAGGGAATGTTTCTGTGATGGTCTCGGCCTGAAAGCGTACAACTGCTTCCGTAATCATAGGATGGAACACTCCACACGCACCGTCCCAAGGCTCTGTCCGGTTCTCTATCTGGAGTCCCAACAGTTTTAGTCCTTCTGTATAGGCTTTCTCCCATTCTTTACGGGAACCGCGGTCTTGGTCAATGTCGCTGTCCAAATCTCCTGCCAAGCTAGCCAAAGCGCCTTCGTCCATGTACTCGGCCAAGTTGTCACTAAAGCCTTCTTCGCCATCTTCTCCTTGCATTACGGAGATTTCCATGTCTCCTGCTTTAATATTTACCTCTTCAGGATCAACAATCTCAATCTCTAGCGGAGCCTCATCTTGCGCTAGAGCATCTATGCCTTGGGGTGCTTGGTATATTGCTTTATCAAAATTACTTGTTGCCATGATTGTCCTTAATAGTATGCAGCTTGACGTCTACGAAAGATGGACGGCTCGTCCTTTTCATCAGAGTCTAGCGAAATAAAGCCGCCTTGCCTATAGCGAAGCAGCGCTTGAGAGGTCGTATCCACAAAGTCATCGTGTTCTCCCACAGGGAAAGCCGCAACTTCTTCTATCACTTCTCTGGCCCATCTTGTGTCTGGTGCCCAGATTTTTCCTGAGCTAAATAGATCTGCAACGGCGTTAAGCCTAACCATTTTGTCATTACCTCTACTGGGGCTGAACTCTTGCACGGGGATGCCCATGTTGCGAAGCTCTTGTATAAGGGGCGCTCCTGCCGCTTTTTTCTCAACAATGAACGCATCAGGTTCCCACTCCTTGTAATGTTTCAACGCCACTTGTTTTAATTCAGGAAATGCCATTCTATCCTTGAACGCATCAAGGAGTATGACTTGTGGGCTGTCGCCTTCTTCTTCGTTGTAGAAAACCCCCCACGTTGTACATGCGCTGTAGTCAGAGTTGTTCTTTGTTTCAAACGCTGTATCCCAAGACTGTATAACGTACTCACATTGGGGCGGCTCATCTGCCGTCCAGATGCGCCAATGCTTTCTAGAAATAATGGCACTGTTGTCTGATGTGGGTTGTTGCATGTACTGCGCGTTCCAGTACTTTGGATCTAAAGATGCTTTTGTTTTCTCCAACGCTTCAATTGGCCACTGCTCTGGCCATAGGGATTTACCCGAAGGTAGTATGGCAGGCAACTCTACAATCTCCCAAGGCTCAGCTTCAGGGTTTTTTGTTTGGTAATCTAAAAGCTTACCCGTTAGATCTAAAAGCGACCACCGCGTCATAATCACAATAATCGCCCCACCCGGCATCAGACGTTGCAACGGGCCCGTTTGAAACCAAGACCACGCCGTATCAAATGCCAGTCGGGAGTTGGTTTTTACATCCTGCTCGCTATGTGGATCGTCAATAACAAACAAGTCAGCGCCTCGACCAGCCAAAGCCCCGCCAACACCCGCGGCATAATATTGCCCTCCTGCCGAAGTGCTCCACTTACCAGCAGCCTTTTGATCCTCCGCAATCTGTGTGCTAGGGAAAATTTCATTGTATTCCTCAGATTCAATTAAGTTACGAACCCTGCGTCCAAAGTCTTCTGAGAGTCCAGCGGTGTGGGTTCCCATGATGATCTTCTTCTCAGGAAATTTTCCAAGGAAGTATGCAGGGAACAAATAAGACGAAAACTCAGATTTGCCATGACGCGGTGCAATATTTATTATCACGCGCTTCTTTGTCCCGCTGATGACATCTTCAAATATCTTGGCTAGCTTTCTGTGATGGGGGCCCGTTTTAAAACCCGGATAGACCGATTTAGCAAATCCTAAAATACTGTTTTGAGAAGCAATAAGGCTGGCTCGTTTTTCTTGAACATCAATGTCTTGGAGCAATTCCAGCTTTTCCTCCTTGGACATGCGCGGGAGGTTTTGAGTGATGAGCTTGGCCTCAAGCGGCGTCAGGCTCGTGATCTTGCTCAAGTCCATGCGGTTCCAAGTCTGTTATTTCTTCGTTATTAGCTAATACGTCTACTACATCCATCAGGCGATTGAGCTTGTCTTTGATGCGGCTGTCCAACTCATCGTCAGACATCTCAGTCTTTTTAACCTCAATCTTATCTGTAAAGAGCCCAATCTCTGTAACCTTACCCAGTAGCGCCAAGGCTTTCAGCCTGATGTTAGCGCTGGGGTTCTCGACCTCTTCAAGTATCTTGGCCACCGCATAACCTCTAAGTTCCTTGGCTTGCTGTACAAATTCCCAGTCGTATGCGGTCAGCATACCTACGAGGTGCTGGACGGCTGCGGGGGTTTTTACTTCAGCGAGTGCTGTGTGGGTGGCGGGTGCGGGTGCAGCAGAGACGATGTTGGCAAAGGTCTTGCGTGCGGCTTGTGTTTCTAATTCTGTGATTTGGGCTGTCTCATCTACAGCGCCTAAGTCTTTTAACCAATCTACTGTGGCTATCTTGGCGTCCAGAGTTTGTGCGGGGGTGGCTTTTTCAAGCGACACGAATCCCTGTGAGTGGTCACTCACTTCTGGTTCAAACTCTAAAAGATGATCTAACATATGCGTAGGCCCTTGCAACCTCGTTTTGTGTAGTATATACTACGAACCTGTAGATGCGCAAGCAGTTGCCGTTTACTTTTCTCCTCTTTGGACATGTGAGTCCTTTTGCCCCGCTCAAGTAGCGGGGCTTTTTTTTGTGTTGGCGCTCCCATAAAGCAGGGTCGGGGGAACAACACTCTTTAATATCTTCTCCCACGGAGCTAAACCGTTTCGCCAACACCCCCAGTATATACCAAGTCAAGCGTTAGACAAGGTGTTTTTTAAATTTTTTATAAAATTTGTGGGGGGTATTGTTTGTCAGAAACTCATACGTTTTTTTTAAAATGTGTTTAATTTGGTTAGTTAGATATAAAGTATTACAGAAATACTCAGGATGGTTATGGAACAGTGTTCATGGCAGCATGGCTACGGCATTCTTTATTTGGGGGGTGGGGGTATAGTGGGGTCAAAAGTTCTCGATTTTCGGGGCGGAATAAGCCTTTTGTACCCCAAATTACATAGGCTCAACCCCTTTTAGAACCCCTCATGTGCATAATAGAGTTACCTTGAGAATGGTTCTCAGGGACAAACCTTATGGAGCTATCAAAATGACTATCAACAAAACCAAAGTGTTCGCCATCTTCCAAGACGCTGACAACTCCCAAGCATCATTCGCAACCCGTCTATTCGAGGAGGGTATTTTTGACAAGACCCAAGCGATACCCTTGGTGATCGAGTTCGTGGAGGGCAAGTACGAGGGGGCAAAGGCGTACAAGGGTCAACGGGGCATGATGTTTACGAAGGACACGGCTGAATACTGGGCGATGAAGCGTATTCTCTCGAACTGCTTTGAGACCGTGGCCAAACCCAAGGCGAACACACAAAACAAAAAAGATCCGATTGATGCTTTGCTCGCCAAGATCAAAGCGTTGCCCAAGGCCGACCAAAAACGCATTAAAAATGCAATCTAAACTCGGGAGCATCGTGCTCCCGAGTTTTTCCCGAGAGCGCAGGGACAGAGTCTTTGCGCTGTTTCATTCTTTGTCTAACCTAGGAACTTTAATCATGAAATTCGCATTCATTCCAAAAGCCCAATACAAAATCGGGCAAATCATTACCGTGCACGGCAAACCCATGCGTGTTGAAAGCTACACCCACACGGGCAAAAATGTAACTGTACACACCCTAGAAGGTGCGCCCCGATTCGAGCGCATTGTATGCGTATGCACCGATGCCACACCCATTGAAGCCATTACCCAAGGAAAATAAATCATGAAAATCAATTTTGAACACACCGATACCTTTGGCGGAGAATCCAACTACTCATGGGTGCGCCGTCACACACTCGAACTACCCAACACGACATCCGACCTTGCGTTGGTGCGAAAAGCAAAGGCATGGGCAGACCTTACGGGTTTGCGTTGCCGTGTTGAAAAACATGGTGAAATGATCGCCATTTATCCCCGTGGCATTTGCCATGTTGTCTTTGTAACTTTTGGAGAATAAACCATGTACAAAATCACATTCCTCCTACGCATACACAACGACTACCATGAGCGCCGAGTCATCGACTGTACCGCCAAACAAATCCAAGCCACGCTCACACGACTGTCAAAGAACCACAATGTCCGCGACATCTATTGGGACAAAGTTGAAACTCGGGAGCACCTTGCTCCCGAGTTGATAAAATGACAGTAAAAAAACACGACCGAGATTTGGCCAACTATCCACGCATACACGACAACAAAAAAACGGCGTGGATATTGGCGTTCCGAATAACTCTGTCTTATTATTTATCTATTTAAATATAATTATATATATAGGAGCATCTCTATATGTGTGCGTTCTTTTTGGTTCTTGCCTTTGCTTTAAAAGGTTTACCTTATTGCAATTATTAAAATAGATAGATACTTAGGCCTGAAGTGTGGCAAAGCCACTAAAATCAACACATTCGACTGTCTTATTTTTTAGATAGTTGGACAAAGCTCTGGATACCTGATAAAATCATGGACACTTTCAACCCCAAACGGAGATTTTACCCATGCAGTATGCACATTACATGAGCCACACACCCGATGAACTGCACAATGTCCTCAGTAAACGGCGTATGACCGAGTGGGAACGAGACCACATCAAACGCATCGTTGCCGAGCAACAGGCACAGGTCAAGAGTGACAACGCCAAGGCCAAGAAGCTGGCGTTCTATTGGCGCATCTTAAAAGAACCCTTGCTTGTGGAGCGCAAGATCGTGCGCTCCATGTTGATGTACAAGAAAGCCTTTGCCGATGAGCGTAGGATTGAGGCGATCACCGCCTATGCAATTGTCTTGGACAGACTCAAGTCAGACTTCACGCTGAATGAAAAGCACAACAAGATTTTACCCAGTCAAATAATAAAAGAGAAAAATCTTCCCAACGGGGGCATCCATTGGGTCGACTGGGTTCCGCTGAAAGTAAAGAACCGAGTGATGGATTTGTTTGCGGAGATACCACTCAAGGCCAAGGCCAAACAGAAAGAACCGTTCGTGAGGCGCATACCGCCTGAGCTGCACGCTGAACTGAGAGACCGCCTCTATAACCGCACCGAGAAAGAACTCGCCAACGAGGAGCGTGAGCAACTGATTGAACCCACAGACGAGCGTGCCGAGCGCATAGAGAAGATGAAGAAAGCCCTCACGCAACTAGGATACATTGCACCTTATGAACCTTTGCCCCACACATGGCACGCATTGTCAAACGATTAACAAAGAATCTCGGGAGCACCCTGCTCCCCAGTTTGGTGCTTGGAACTGGCTAAGCCGAGCATCACCCGCAAACTAGCCAAAACAAAAGGAACTATCAAAATGAAATCATGCAGAAACTGCGAGAACGCAACACATGACGGGTACTACTCGGTTCGATTGATTTGTCGATTGAACCGCCAAGTGGTAGTGCCTTTCTCTAATAACCTAAGTGAAAACAAAGCAAGCGACACCAACGCCCAAACAATAGCGGCACGATGCAAAGCATACGAACCAGAAGGAGTAAATCAAAATGACAGACGCAGAGAAAATAATTAAACAATTCCAAGAAGAGCGAGACGCCCATGTGCGTGAGGATATCAAGACCGATAACCCTTACATACTGAGTGATCTAAGCCAGTCCCAAGTCGTGCCCCCTGTGGCACAAATTCAATAAACCAAAGGAACTATCAAAATGGAAACAACAGAAAGACTTAACATGGAAACAAACATACACTGCTTACAGCGTGTGCTCAGGAACTCCCGTCCTTGGTATCACCGTGAGTATTACCGCTACCCTTTGCATCAAGTCATCTTCGATGCGCTGAAACACGCCCGTCCTTTGGACTGGCATCAACTGGTGATGGAGCACCCCCATATGTCCGTGACCGAGAACACCAAGATCGCCTACACAAGGGACGACAACGCAGGCAACCAAGACCGCCAAGTCACAACGACCATCGGCAAGTATCTGTCTCGGCATTTTCCTACGCTCAAAGACAACATCATCAGGGACATCTCTGCGCTTTACAGCGCAACGGGTATCAAAATCGTACACACCACGGCCGAGATGATCTACCACTTGAACCGTGGGCCAAAGTCCTGTATGCAAAGCAGTATCTTCAATGTGTCCGAGCACCCCTATACCGCATACGATCCGCAGTATGGATGGGCAATGGTCGTGCGAGAAGAGAACGGTGACACGGTAGGTCGTGCACTTGTGATGATAACGGACGATAACAACAAGTATTTCGTGCGGACTTACCTAAAACCCAAGGAGTCAACGGGCTACTCGCACAGCGACAATGTGATGGAGGCATGGTTGCAAAGCAACGGGTTCGACAAACAAACCAGTTGGGGCGGTGAGAAACTCAGAGCGGTTACCCATTCCGATGGGGGTTATGTCGCACCGTACTTAGACGGGGATGTCAAGCGTGCCGATCTTAAAGGGGAGTATTTCATCATCTGCAATGACGGTGAGTATGCTATGGACGACACGGGGGGTCGCACCCAACAGGAGGATACGGTCACTTGTGAGGACTGCGGTGACAGTTTCCACGAGGATGATGGCTACTGGGTCGGGCATCAGGAAGATGCCCGTGTGTGCAACAGTTGCTGTGAACACAACTACACCTATGCTTACTCACGCCGTGGTTGCGAGTATTACATTCACGCTGACGATGTGGTCACCATTGACGGTGAATGTTACGACACCAACTACCTTGGTGACAACGAGATCATTGAGTTGCGCAACGGTGACTACGCTAGGCTAGAGAATTCGATCTGTATCGATGGCGACTGGTACGAGACCGATGACGAGGACATCTGCTACGCCGAGGACACCGAGGAGTATGCACTCAAGGACGACTGTTGGATGTGTACACACAGCGATAAGTGGTACACCAATGCCATTGAATCTGTAGAGATCAACTGTGAGTTATTTCACCCTGACCATGCACCCGAAACTGAACAAACTAAAGAAAGCGAATAATCATGCACAACAAATCAATCATCCACAAAACCCTTGACCTTGCCCTCTCACTCAAGAGACCGCATAACTCCAAGACCAACACACAGTTCACCGAGTGGTTAGCGCAAGCACTACCCGAGCATCTATGGGACAAAGCGCATCTTGATGCCGTTGGTAATCTCCATGTTGATGCCCGAGTGAACCCAACCAACCGCACGCTATTCGTAGCCCATGTGGACACCGTACACAAAACCGAGGGACACAACAAGATCAAGAAGACCAAGACCCATTGGCACGCTGACGGTGCTCCCCTTGGTGCTGACGATGGTGCAGGTGTGGCCATGCTCATGCACTTGATACATGGGGGTGTTGCTGCTTATTACATCTTCACCCAAGGCGAAGAGTGTGGGGGTATCGGTGCAACTCATATCGCTACACACAACAAAGACTTGCTTGGCTCTTTTGATCGTGCCATTGCGTTCGACCGCCGTGGTATTGAGAGCGTCATCACCCATCAGGGATGGAGTCGTTGTTGTTCCGATGCGTTCGCTGAAGGCCTGTCCGATGCGCTCAATGGTGACGATCGCTTGATGTATCTGCCCGATGACTCAGGTGTGTACACAGATACCGCAGAGTTTGTTGACATCATCCCCGAGTGTACGAACTTGAGCGTAGGTTATTACTCAGAACATACCGACAAAGAATCCCTTGACATCGTGCATTACCAAACGCTTGCATCTCGGGTACTGGAGATCAACTGGGACAGCCTGCCAACCGACCGTGACCCAACAGTCAAAGAAGACAAGTTCTCACGCTATGACTACGCAGGCATAACGGGATGGAGTTCGGGGTATAGCGCCATGTTCAACAAGGGCGAGGAGTATGACCTAGCGGAGTATGTTCGGTATGAGTTAGAGGATGCCCTACGCTCGGCACAGGATGGGGACTACGACTGGCTGTTGGAGATGATGGCCGAGAGTGTGTACCCCGAGGACATGACCCTAGCGGTACGGTTCATTGACAAACGCAAGCTGACCTTTGGTGTGTTGGATGATGCGTTGTATATGTTAGAGACCGCTGACCCTGATGCGGTCATGGCGACTTTGTTTGATGAGGCGTATGCCACGGTGTGAGGGCGAGGACACAACCAGTGTCCTTCTCGGGGACAAACTGTCCCCCAGTTTAAATAAGAACTGTCCATCGCTTGACAATTGAAATCATTTCAAGTACAGTTATTCACATGAAGAAACTTACCAAGAAACAACTAGCACAACAACCCATGACACGGCAAGTTGTGCCTTACGACACAGGCAAAGTCCAAATAGGACTGCGCTACATTCCCCCACCACCCAAGATGGATGCGTTCGATGAGCAAATACAGGAGGGTTTGCTTGGAATACGTTCTTGGAAACACACGTTCCTGAGAGATGCGTTGCTGTATTGCTTGACGATACTAGGCATCACGGGATTTCTTTTACTATGGACTATCGCAAGAGGAGCAATACAAAATGGCTGATATAAAAACAGCGCTCAAAGAAGCGCTCAAAGAGTGGGATACAGATTCAACAACCAAAGAGGAAAAACAAATGGATACAAAACCAGACGCACGCAGTAATATGCCACAGACTTTTAAGATAACCAACAACATCGCACGCATGACATTTGAATACGTGCGAGACAACCCTGGCCTTAAAGCCAAACAAGTGGGGCAACACTTTGCATCTCTTGGGTTCAAACCCCATTCAGCGATAGCTATGATGTCCGCATCGGTGGCAAATGGCATCATGCGTAGGGATGAGAATTCGAGATACTACACAATTGCAAATGAGTACAGGCCACTAAAGAAAATAAAACCCAAAGACACACCAAGCGTAAGCGTCAAAAAACCAAAAGCATTTGCGCCACAACAAGGCATCAAGGCGTTACTTGCTGAGCCTAAACAAGAGACACCCCCACGCATAGTCGAACCTGAACTGACCAACGACTACATACTTTCTAAACTTGATGTAAGGCAAGCCTTGAGTCTGTATCGGGAACTCATTGACATCTTTACAGGTAAACACAATGAAAGAAAATAATGTACACATTCCTGAACATATTAACTTGGTTTCTGATACTCACTGGCATAGTGGGGGTGTCTCTCCTCGTGTGGTTAGTAGTATGGATGATGACAGAGGAGATGGATCGATGATAACGCTAATTTGGAACGGCGAAGAGGGTAAGCTGCAAATCTCAAAAGAGTTTGTGGTTGCCGACAGAATGGTGCAACTTGATGGGCTAGTGGATTGGATGGCTGAGTTGCAAGATTTGTATGAATTTATGTTAGCAGAAAGAAGACAACATGACTGACACGGAACTAGAAGACATACCATGCCCACGCTGTGTGCTTGGTGAACTGGGGCGTGTAGAGAACAGACCATTCCTACACTGTGCTGTATGCGGATACTACGAAAAGATGGAGGACGATGAGTATGACTAAAGATGAAATCATAGAACAGATACAAACAAACGAGTGGTGGCCTTTTGATCGTGTTGATCCTAAAATACTTCAAGAGGTCATGCGTAAAGATAAACAACAAGCAATCGATGAGGTAGGGGAGGCTTTGTTATGACTAAAGATGAAATCATAAAGATGGCTGAAAAAGTCTATGGTAAGTGTGATTGGCATGACTCAGCATTGAGTCATTTAGAACAGTTTGCCAAACTGGTGACAGAGCGTGAGCGTGAGGCGTGTGCGAAGATTGTTGATGTGCAAAACATGGCATCTAAATTTACTTATAAAAAACAACTAGAAACAAAAGATGAGCTTGTGTCGTGTGCTGAATGTGGTGCTGATGGTGGTCATGCACTTTATTGCGTTGCGTGTGCTGAAAAGTTTGTAAAGCGTGAATGGGTAGGACTGACGGATAAAGAAGTAGATGAGTGCTTGCAAGGTTTGCCAACACAGACCATCGATGTTTACGCAAGACGAATCGAAATCAAAATAAAGGAGAAAAACACATGAAAGCATTTCCACACACATATGAAAAAACCCAAGAAGAGGGAAGGGTTGCAACAGTAACTCAGTTTGGCATGGACTTGAGAGATTGGTTCGCCGGTCTTGCCATGCAAGGTATCATTTCAAATGAAGGTTCTTCGCCCGAATTTAGAAACACCGACGCTGAGATCGCATACAAAATGGCAGACGCAATGATGAAAGCGAGGGAACAATGACAGAAGAAGATGAAGAATTCAAGCGCGTCGAGAGAGAATCAGGATGGCGCAAGAGACAGGTGCAAGCGGTCGTTGAAGATGACGACGATATTCAAGACTACAAAAAGCCTTGGAGAGGTTTAACGAAGGAGGAAGTAGAATATTTAAGCCAAAAGTGGAGAATCATTTATGGCAATTGGGTGATTGAATTTGTTGAAGAAATTGAAACTAAACTGAAAGCGAGAAACACATGAAAATTGAAATCGAACACTACAAAGATAACACGGACGGATCATGCACAGTAATACTGAACACTGATGGCGAAGCCAATGAATTCCTAATACGCTACGGTCTCGTGGCTGCTATCGAGGATGCAATTAATAAAGCCAAAGCAGAATACACCCCACGGGAGGATATTTTGCACACAGAATCTAATGACGGACAAGCAACCGCTGATGACATCCAACGTGACATGATGAAGGAAGAGCTTAAAGCCTTGCGTACGCTAGTCGAGGAGCAAGACAAAGCATTGCGACACGCCTTGGAACTCAACACAAGGTTACAGAAAGCGCCACTTTCCGATGATCGTATACACGCACTATACAGACGCACTATGGACTGGCGCCAACTGGCACGGGACGTAGAAAAAGAGCATGGGGTGGGGTGTTAAATGAACGAACAATGGAAAACATGGTTTGCTGAACACCTTGCTCGTGGTACAGCGGAAGATGCGCTTGTGCAAGTAATGCTTGAACGCGGTGTTACTTTAAAGGATGTGATCGAGGAAGTTAAATCCGTGAGAACATCACCAACTTACACGGCTTTTCAAAGACTGTTAAGAGTTCAACGCAAATATGCCGCAACCATGCGTAGTGTGCAGTTGATGTGGCAACAAAATCCAAATTACGAAACAATCGATAGAATTGAAATGCCAACACGCCAAGAATTCTATGAAAAGTATTGGTTACCCATACGCCCTGTCATCATCAAAGATTTTACAAAAAACTGGGATAAAACAGTATGGTCTTTTGAATATATGCGTAACAACTTTGACAACATCGATGTTGAAGTCATGGGAAACCGAGACTCTGAAAAAGATTACGAGTTGCATATGGACAACCACAGACAACCCATCAAACTGCATGACTTGCTGGACTACATCATGACCACGGAAGAATCCAACAATCTATACATTACGGCCAACAACCGATTGATTGAAAGACTACCCAAGTTATACGAAGCTATTGGAGAACTTCCTAACTTTATGAAAAGACCTCCAAATGAAGGCGCAGGGTATTTATGGGTGGGCGCTAAAGGTGCTTACACCACCATGCACCAAGATTTGATGGGGCTAATCAATGTGCAAATTGTAGGAAACAAAAAGTGGCAGATAGTATCGGTGTTGGATACACCAAGGGTGTATAACCATGTCACTATATTTAGTGAACTAAACACCAAAGAAATTGATTTTGACAAGCACCCTTTAATGCAAGATGTAAAAATCATCGAAGTCACAGTCAATGAAGGAGATGCAATCTTTATGCCGTTTTGTTGGTGGCACACAGTAGAAGCACTAAACAAATCTATTTCGCTTTCATTTACAGGTTTAGATTTTCCTAATACATGGGAACCCAGCTTAAATTCGTAAGGAAAAAAATGAACACACATGGAGGACAACGCACAGGAGCGGGGCGCAAGCGAACGCCGATCAACGCACGTAGGATGCACGTACTGCGAGAGCAAGGCAAATCATACCGACAGATTGCCGAAGCGTTTGATGTACCCACGCACATTGTGAGTTATTATTTTAGATATTTAGCACCAAAGGAAAACAATGACAACCACACCTGAAGGTAAGGTAAAAGCAAAAGTAAAAAGAGTGCTTGATACACACAAGGTGTACCACTTCTCACCCCCTGGCATGGGGCTAGGACGCGCGGGGATTCCTGACATCATTGCTTGTTATGATGGACGCTTCATCGGCATTGAGTGCAAGGCAGGCAAAGGGCAGCCAACGCTGTTGCAGTCTCGGGAACTAGGGCGCATCGACATGGCGGGGGGCAAGACATTTGTGCTAAGAGAAACAAACATCAATGAACTAGAGGACTACTTATGCAAGAACACGAATTAGAAGAACACATACGCACCATGACCGAAGCAGAACAAGAAGCCTTTAAAGCGTGCGTCATACGCGTGGCTTTGTGTTTTGGTAAAAGCCCTGTCGGTGCAGTATTGGTCATGCACAATCACCTGTCAGGTGTAGGCGAAGTCTTTCAACTTAACTGCAATGAGATGGAAGCCTTTCAAATTGTAAAAGGTGCGGAACAATATTTTAGTTACATCAACACAAAAGACGCACCACCCAAGGAACAATACAATTGAAACCATACGATCACATACTAACAATAGATTTTGAGACGCGTTGGGACAAGCGAGACTATACGCTATCAAAGATGACCACAGAGGAGTACATCCGTGACAATAGGTTTACCGCGTTCGGAGCTTGTATCCATGAGTATGGAAGCACAGATCCAATTGAATGGTATGGAGGATCAGAACTACCTGAACTCTTTTCAAGTATCAACTGGGGACGAACCGCCGTACTTGCACATAACGCCCAGTTCGATATTGCCATCCTCTCTTGGAGGTACGGGTGCAGACCCGCTTTTATCTTCGACTCCCTATCGATGGCGCGAGCTTTACGCGGCGTGGAGGTTGGAAACTCGTTGGCAAAACTCGCCAGAGACTTCGGACTTCCCGAGAAAGGGACAGCTGTACACTCAACTGATGGAGTTCACGAGTTGGCCGCCGCGCTCGAACGAGACCTCAGTGAATACTGCAAACATGATGTGTTTTTGTGCGAGGAAATATTTAAGAGGCTGGTGGTTGCCTATCCATCCAAGGAACTAAGACTGATCGACATGACGCTCAAGATGTTCACACAACCAACGCTTGAGCTTGACCCCCTAATGCTATCCAATGCTATCGAAGAAGAAAGGACATCTCGTGAAGCACTATTACAAAAACTCGGCGTGGAAGAAGTTGAACTCGCGTCGAACCCAAAGTTTGCTGAACAGCTTATCGCCCTCGGTGTGGTTCCCCCAAAGAAAGTCAGTAAAACTACAGGGAAAGAAACACTTGCGTTGGCTAAGAACGACGCCTTCTTTCAGGCATTACTCAACGGTGAACGTGAAGACGTTGCCCTTCTATGTCAAGCGCGTCTACGGGTTAAATCAACAACAGAACGTACACGAGCACAACGCTTTCTCGATATCAGTCAGCGAGGTAGTTTACCGGTTCCGTTGTCGTATTATGGAGCGAAATCGGGTCGGTGGTCAGCGGCAAAAGGCTCAGCCATCAACATGCAAAACCTCAAGAGAGGTTCATTCCTACGCAAAGCAATTATGGCTCCCGAAGGGCAAAGTCTGGTCGTCGGCGACCTCTCGCAAATTGAACCGCGAGTACTTGCGTGGCTTTCGGATTACGAAGAGATGCTTGACATCTTTCGGTCAGGTGCTGACCCTTATGCCGCGTTCGGTGCGCAGATGTTTAACATACCCGGACTTAGTAAAGAGTCGCATCCCGATTTACGGCAGTCTGCGAAGAGTGCGTTACTGGGTTGCGGTTACGGCCTCGGATGGGCGTCATTTGCCTCGCAACTTTTGGTGGGGTTCCTTGGTGCTCCGCCAGTCAGGTATGAAAGGAAGTTTGCGAAAGCACTAGGCGTAAGCAAAGACTTCTGCGATCAGTTTGTGGAATGGAAAGACACCGAAATCAAACTTAGGGATATCCCTCACACTTGTACACTACGAGAACTTGTAGAGCACGCTATAGCTTCCAAAAGAATCATAGACATTTACCGCAAAACAGCATACCAAGTCGTGTCATTTTGGGAAACATGCGCCACGCTCATGGAGAAGTGTTTGTACGAGGGCGAAGAGCGCCAATATAAGTGCTTGACATTTCGCAAGGAAGAAATAGAATTACCCAACGGCATGAAATTGCTGTACCCAAATTTAAGAATCATCAAAGATGAAAAAGGTAGGAGCCAGTATGTATACGGGCCAGACGCTACCAAGTTATACGCAGGAAAGATAACAAACAATGTCACGCAGGCGTTAGCTCGCATTGTAATGACGGACGGAATGCTCAGAGTATCCAAAAGATACTTCATAGCAGGCACAGTACACGACGAGCTAATCGCTGTCGTGCCTGAGTCGGAAGTGGAAGAAGCTAAGACTTGGGTCTTGGCTCAAATGACTATGGAGCCAAGCTATATGCAAGGCATACCATTAGAGGCAGATGTCGGCGCTCACAAGCGCTATGGGTTAGCTAAAAATTAAAGGAGAAATATGCCAATAAACAAAATGCCAATACCAAAAACAATTAGAGTTGGCAAAAAAAGATATTCCATCGAAGTTGTTGAAGCGTTGCTTCAGCGTCGAGTAATGGGTACGATAGACCATGACAAACAACTTATTCAGATTGGGCGTAGGAGTAACTATACAGGTAGGGCTTACACCAAAGCAATGATGACCGATACCTTTTGGCACGAGTTGGTTCACGCCATACTCAATGACATGGGTGAAGATTTATTGAACAACAATGAGAAGTTTGTTACAGGATTTGCAAACCGCTTAACCAAAGCAATTCAATCAGCGAGATTCTAATGAAAGTAACATGGTCACACAGTTCCCTCAAAGATTATGAGGGATGCCCACGCCGATACCACGAGGTCAAAGTATTAAAGAACTTCCCGTTCAAAGATAATCAAGCCACGTTGTATGGTAAAGAGTTTCATAAAGCAGCAGAGGACTACATCAAGGAAGACAAAGAACTTCCACCACAATTTGAATACAGTAGAGCCACTCTTGATGCCTTAAAGAAAAAGGAAGGGCGAAAATTGTGTGAGTATCAGATGGCGCTTAATATTCAGTTGCAACCAACTGGATGGTTTTCAGAAGATGTGTGGGTCAGGGGTGTTGCTGACTTGCTTATAGTTGACGACGATAACTTAACCGCTTGGGTCGTGGACTATAAGACAGGCAACAACAAATACCCTGATAGGGAACAACTTAAACTCATGTCACTCATGGTTTTTGCGCACATGCCACACATCAGAAAGATTAACTCAGCGCTGTTGTTTGTAGTTAAAGAAGACTTTGTAAAGCACAACATGACATTTGAGCAAGCAGAGCCCGAATGGTGGCAGTACAGAGAGCGAGTTGCTAGAATTGAACAGGCACATGCTACAGGTATTTGGAATCCAAGATCGTCTGGTCTTTGTCCGTGGTGCCCAGTAGTAACGTGTGAATACCATCCCAAATAAAAGGAGTGAAAGATGACACAGACCAACGGCAAGCGTGACTACAAACACGCATACAAATTGCAAAAGAAAACAGGTGAAACACAAGACCAACTTGAACGCCAAAAGGCCAGACGCGAGTACGACAAGAAAGGTATTGATCGCAAAGGCAAAGACATCGATCACATCACGCCCTTGCGTAAAGGTGGTAAGACCGAGCCGGGCAATCTAAGACTAAGAAATAAAAGCGCCAATCAAGGCGACAATAAATAAAGAGAGAAGTAAATGGAAATTGTTGAAGACAGAGCTTTGGTGTTCCGAACGCGGAACCCCGAAAAGTACAGCATCATTCCGAAGCACAAAGTATTTGAAGTCGATGACGGCTACGAAGTAGCAGTGTATTGGGGTTTGGAAGAAGCTAAGATTTTAAAAAATCTTGGTGTAAAAAATGTTCCTTCCCCAATTACCAAACGCTACAACTGGCCGGGTCGGTTCATACCTATGGAACATCAGATCGAAACATCTTCGTTTCTTACTTTGCACAAAAAAGCCTTTGTGTTCTCGGAGCCCGGCACAGGCAAGACGCTATCAGCGTTGTGGTCAGCAGACTATTTAATGACAAGGGGGGATGTTAGGCGCTGCTTAATTCTTTGCCCTTTGTCCATCATGCAGTCAGCATGGCTATCAGACTTGAACAACAGCATCATCCATCGTTCTGCCGTAGTCGCACACCACTCGCAGGCTACCCGCAGAATAGAAATGATCCAACAGAACTACGAGTTTGTCATTGCCAACTATGACGGGTTGAACTTAATTGCAAACGAGATCATCAATGATGGCCGCTTTGATCTTGTGATAGTTGATGAAGCCAACGCATACAAAACAGTTTCTACTAAAAGATGGAAAGCCTTGAAGTCCATACTACGTCCAGACACACACTTGTGGATGATGACGGGAACTCCTGCATCGCAGTCCCCTGTTGATGCGTATGGCTTGGCTAAGCTCGTGAACCCTAGCGGTGTGCCGATGTTCTTTACTGGATGGCGAGACAAAGTAATGAACAAGATGACGATGTACAAGTGGGCGCCCAAGCCTGAAGCAAAAGCCTTGGTACATGAAGCCTTGCAACCCGCCATCAGGTTCACCAAAGATCAATGCTTGGATCTACCGCCTGTGCTGACCATGACTCGGGAAGTACCGCTGACCCCACAACAAGCCAAGTATTACAACTTGCTCAAAGAAAAGATGATGGTCGAGGCATCAGGTGAAACAATTAGCGCAGTCAATGCGGCGGCTAGTGTATCCAAGTTATTACAGATCAGTTGTGGTGCAGCCTACACCGATGACCATGAGGTTGTGGAGTTTGATTCAGCACCAAGGTTAAATGTCTTGGAAGAAATACTAGAGGAGACAACACGCAAAGTTATCATATTTGCTATGTTTCGTTCCACAATCGACACCATCCACACCCATTTACTTAAACGCAATATCACCGCGGAGTTCATCAACGGCACGGTTAACCCATCAAAACGCTCGGATATTATTCGTAGGTTTCAGAATGAAGATACGCCTAGAGTACTCGTCATGCAACCCCAAGCAACAGCGCATGGCATCACCTTGACAAGAGCCGACACTGTGATATTCTATGGCCCCCTGATGAGCGTTGAGCAGTACACGCAAGCGATTGCAAGGGCTGATCGCAAGGGACAAGACTCAGAGAAAGTAACAGTCATCCACATCCAAGGCTCACCCATCGAGAAGAAAATGTTCAAGGCATTGGAGTCCAAGGTTAGTGATAACTTACTAATTACTCAAATGTTTGAGAATGAAATTAAATATTAAAAAGGAGTTGCAATGAACTAAAATCCATGTACAATGTCTAACGCTTGACAAGAAATCTAAATTAAACAAGGAGAAAAGTAATGACAGTCGAAGCAGAAACAGAGCATATACCGCTCGACCAACTGGCCAAAATCTATCGCAAAATAAAAACGCGTATGGATCTTGTGCAAAAAGAATTTGATACTCAACTCGAAACTTTAGCCGCACAACTGGATGAAGTTAAGACAGAGATCAAAGATCAGATGAAAGCGCAGGGCGCTAAATCTGTTAAGACGGACTTTGGTACGCTTAGCTTGGTAACCAAGACACGGTATTCCACAAATGATTGGGACTCGTTCAAGACCTTTGTTGTCCAGAATGATGTCGTTGATCTATTGGAAAAACGTATCGCCCAACTAAACATGTCAAAGTTTTTGGAAGAGAACCCCGGCCTCGTGCCACCCGGCCTCAACTCTAATACAGAGTTTGAGATCAAACTTTATAAAGCAAGTTAATCATCATGTCAAATTTATCAATCTTTAATCCCGCACAAGTACCCGCATTCGCCCAAGGTGGTGAGTTATCCGACACAGCTAAAGCCCTTATGGGTGGCTCAATCAGCACGAGCAGACGCATCTCTATCAAAGGTGGTGTGTTCCGTATCGTGGCTGGTGGCAAAGAGATCGCATCTATTGAAGAGCGCCATCTTGATGTCATCGTGGTAAAAGCTGCACCCAAAGTCAGCCGTATCTTCTATGCAAAGTCATACGATGGCGATAACATCACAGGCCCCGATTGTTGGTCTAATGATGGCGACAAACCCGATGCGTCTATCAAGGCTCCTCAGTCTGCGACTTGCATGACTTGCTCACAAAACATTGCGGGTTCAGGTCAGGGCAATAGCCGTGCTTGCCGTTATCAACAGCGCATGGCAGTCATGTTAGCGGATAACCCCGATGACATTTTGCAACTCACGTTGCCTGCAACGTCTGTGTTTGGTAAGGAAGAAGGCGACAAGCGCCCACTCCAAGCCTATGTGCGTCACCTCGCATTAGCGTCCCCTCCTGTGGATGTTGAGAAGATCGTCACTCGCATGAAGTTTGATACCAAAGCTGAGAGCCCCAAGTTGTTCTTCTCTCCTGTACGTTGGTTGACAACGGTAGAGTTTGAGTTGAGCAAAGCCAAAGGACACACGCAAGAAGCATTGGATGCTGTGCGTATGACGGCCTCTCAGTCTGATGGTGTAAAACCTAGAGCCCCTTTGAAGCTAGAAGGCACACGCCCTATGGGTGAGTTGACCAAGGAAGAAGACGCTCCAGTATACGAGCCTATTGCGGCCAAGGCAAAAGCCAAAGCCGAGCCTGTAGCTGAAGTTGACGATGAGCCCGAAGTCCGCAAGGAAACGGCAAAGCCTAGCGCTGTACCCGCAAAGAAAGGCAAACTTGCTGACATCGTAGCTGATTGGGATGACGAGTAAATAAGGTTTAGGGGGTAGCAAGAGCGGTCGCAACGTGTAGGTCGGGGTTGGTTTGTTGAACCTTTCTGTCCTCGTTAGATAGGAACATACCTACGGTTGCGTTTCCTCTGATGGAAAAGCATCACGCTACCCCCACCCTTAAATTAAACCACTATGCCATACTCAGACAAAATTGTAGATTTAGTAGCCCGTTCGCCAAAAACATTAGGGAGTACCCTAGGTCGGTGGGCGATACATTTGGACTTTCCTGTAACTAAAATAGCATATGCGCTGGGGGTCACCCGACAAACCGTGTACAACTGGTTTGAAGGTAAAGACGTCTTTGTTGCGTATCAAAACAGGGTAGAACTTTTAACAAAAATAATGTCATCCTCTAAAACGGCTGACGAAGCATGGAGAAGAATATGCAAGGAATACAACCTAGATCCCTCAGTAACTCGGAACTGATTATTTACTCAGATATGTTGGTAAACGCACCTGATGGAATGCCCCTTGAATGGCAAAAAGAATTGCTGCGCAGATATACAGAGCTTGCCCCAACAGAGACACACCTTTATCCCCAAGAAGGTCAAGCAGACTTATTCAAATAACCCGAAGGAACTAGATGGAACCGCTTGAGTTTCTAGCGGCGGTTTTACCGCCACCGGGTCACGGACGCTATTGCGTAGCCGAACTCACGAAGAAGAAGGAGCACTACTATGTGGAGACACTTGAAGAAGCGCAAACGAAAATAGACTCGTGGAAAAAAAGCAACTATGACATTTACTTTGCATTGGGTACGTTTGGCAATGAGTTGAATGACAAGAAAAACAACTACTCCCGAACCGCTACCAATGTGCAGATGGTCAAATGTATCGCCGTTGATATTGACTGCAACCATCCCAAAGACATCCCTGATAGCACAGGCGCTGTAAAGTCCAAGGCGTACGCTTCTGCGCAGTCCGCAGTATCGGCGTTGATGACGTTTTGTGATGAGATAGGACTGAGCGACTTGGGTCGCCCTTGGTTGGTCGCATCTGGCGGTGGCGTACACGCTTACTGGCCGTTCAAAGAAGCCGTTGAGAAAGATGAGTGGTTGCCTGTGGCTGAAGGGTTTAAGCGCCTATGCTTTCAAAAGAAGCTGGCCATCGATCCAACAATCACAAGCGATGCCTCTCGGGTATTACGCGTGCCAGACACCATCAACACAGGTGTTAAAGCCAACAAGAGGGTTAGGGAAGCAACCAATGTTCGTTTCAAGAATGAAGGGGACTTCTTTGAGCTTACAGACATCCGCGCTTTAGTTGAGAAACATCTTACAGGCACAGCCTACGAGAAGATTACAAAGCCGTCCAATACCCTCATACTACCCGGCACGGCTCCGGTGGGAGCGACCAGTGTCTCTTTGTTCCAAAACTCGGTGACTCGGTTCAAAAAAATTATCATGCTCACCAAGCAAGGGAATGGGTGCGGTCAGCTTGACTACTACGTTAACAACGCAAGTGATGACGGCATGGAACCTCTTTGGCGTGGGCTCTTGAGCATTACGCAGAAATGCGTGGATGGAGAGAAGGCAGCAGTCTGGCTCTCAGATATGCACCCATACCCGCATGAGCGTATGCACCAAAAGTTAGCGGAGATTAAAGGGCCCTATCCATGCACCAAGTTTGATAGTGAAAACCCCGGTGTGTGTATTTCATGTAAGCATTGGGGCAAGATTACAAACCCGTTAGCGTTGGGCAGAGAAACAGCCGTGACGCGCTTAGAAAAAACAATCATTACAAAGGAGAATGAAACAGTCCATAGACCAGAAACACCCAGAGGATATGCTTATGGTGAGCACGGCGGTGTCTTTATCGAGAAAGAAGATGAGGACGCCAACGGCAACAAAATCAAACGAATGGTCATGCTACTTTCTTACGATTTGTTTCCTGTGCACATATTAAGCAACAAAGGTTCTCACACACTACACATGATGGCTTTGCGTCCGCAAGGCATAAAGACCATTACATTACCAACCAAAATGATCGGGAGCCCCGTTGAAGTTACAAAAGCGTTAGTTGATCAAAACGTCTTAAGTTCTTTTGGATCGGGAAACGATAAAAATTTGTACGATTACGTACGAGCGAGTTATGAAAAAATGAGTACAGAAAAAAACACAATTGAAATACCCACAAGCTATGGATGGCAAGCCAATGAAGATTTTGTCTTTGCAGGATGCATCTATTCAGCAAACAAAAAACCAGTTGAAATTCCTATGGAGGGACTAGAAAACATTGTCGATAACACCCAGCCAACTGGGACGCTAGATGCGTGGCGCAATTTTATTAACTTACTTATTAGAAAGAAAATGTATGACCATTTGGCAATCATTCTGGCGGGTATTGGAGCGCCCCTTATGCGTTTTACTGGTATTTACGGTATTACTTTCCATTGTGGTAGCACTGAGTCAGGGACAGGAAAATCTCTTGCGTTGGAAGGCGCGGCGTCTGTGTGGGGACACCCCGTACACTATCGTACGGGAAAGGGAACTTCTCCTGTTGCAATGCAACAAAGACTTGGACTCCTTAATAGTTGTCCTTTAATTACGGACGAGATCACATCTAAAAACCGGAATAACTTTGAATGGTTTCCGGAATTTTTACTGGACATGACCGAGGGTCGTGGCAAGGAGCGTATGGAGTCAGGCTCCAACAAAGAGCGTGTCAATCTGTCTACATGGATGACCAACGCGATCATGTCGTCCAATACCCACGTGGTTGACATCTTAACGGGTGAAAGAAAGCACGCCGCCGAAGGTGAACTCAGACGCTTGATTGAGTTTGTGATGGACGAAGAACTGTCATGGGAAGCTGACGAGATCGAGATCATTAAATCCTTGGCGCAGAACTATGCGGTTGCTGGACACATCCTTGCCCAGTACTTTGTAGACCACACTGAAGAGCTTGCTAAGTTAGTGCCCACTTGCGTCAGACAAATGTATATAGATTTTGAAGCAACGAACGATGAGCGGTTTTGGATGGCGGGTATAGGCGCTACGATTGCAAGCGGGGTTATTTGTAATAGCAAACACGCCGATGTGGTTGAGTTTCCCATGCAAGAGATCATTAACGCATTCAAGCGCCGTATTGATTATATGCGCGTCAATATCCGAAGCGGAAAGCGTGTGGCCGAGGATGTCCTCAACGGATTCATCCGTGACCATTGGGGGCACTTTGTCATTGTCAACTACGGAGAGCGTGGGGGATTGGCGGCAGCAATGGGGGACGGCTCTATGATTGATAAGGCCACAACCAAGTCCAACGTCATGGGGCGAGTCGAGAACGGCGTGACTGCGGGATGCAAAGATTTCTTTATCGAAGAGCGCTTACTGAAATCTTATTGTTCTTCCATGAGCTTTGGCTATACCGACTTCAAGCGTCAGATGGAGAAGGCTTATATGGTCTCCTACATCCCTAAGAAAGATTTGATGGCCAAGACCAACGGCCCACAGATGCGAGTAGC